GGCATTTCCTCACTTCACTTCAGCAATTTAAGTACGGAAGCGGAGAGGTTTCTGACGACGTGTTGCTCGGCAACTATAAGGTTAATTATTTCGGAGCAGACATGAGCGCACTCCGGCAGATGGAGCAGCAACAGCTTTCACAGATCAGCGATGTGGTTGGGCGCAATCCGGTGTTTGCAAATGCAATCGAGCCGGTGGAGCTATTGAAGGAGTGGTTCAGGGCGATTGGGATTCGCAACAATAAGATTCTCAAGAGCGCAGAAAGGTTCGAGATGGAGCAGGCTCGGAGAGAGATCCTAGATGCGGCGCAGGCGGCAGGCAACCAGCAGCAAGTCGGCGCGGCTCCTCCAGTTGAGGAGCAAACGCCACAGGCACTAATTGGAGCGCAACTTCAATGATGCAGGCTGAACGGGAAGACTTAAAGAAGGCAATGCTCGAAGGGTCAAAGACCGCTTTCTGGCGGCTATTATCCGCGTACATTGACGAGGCATCCAGCACTGAGCGGTTCTTGGGCATCAAGGAAGAAATGGGAATGAAGGGCTACTGGTATCTCAAGGGGTACATCAAGGGCCAACGAGACATCAAAAGGACAGTGGAGGCGGCTGCGCGAGCAGCCGAATCGAACCTAAAAGCCCCGTAAGAGGGAGAACTTTGGAGGGTCAGATTGAAAAACATGAATGAGGGCATAACGAAAGCGACAGAACAGAAACAAGCTATTACAGTGCAAGAGGCGGTTGCGGCTGCTCCTGTGGCCACAGGACTGCAACCAAACAGGTCTCAGGTGAGTCGCATCAGGGTTGCCCACGAACCAAAGGTCGAAAAAACCGAAGAGCTTCAAGACGGCGATGAAGAGTTCTTTAAGCCAGTGGTCTCGACTAGAGCAGAAATTGTTCCAAAGTACGCTGAGGAAGAAGACCCGTCCCCTTCTGTTGAAGGACAAGGCGAGAAGGAAGCAGAGTCCGACCCTGCCAAGGCAGATAAGTTGGAAAAGAAAGTTCCGAAGAAGTTTGAAGGAAAATCTGCGGAAGAGGTTATTGCAAGCTATACCGAGTTGGAATCGCTAACGACAAAGTTGGCGCAGAGAAATGCTGAATTGGAGAAAGGCACGGCGAAGCCTGAGAAGCAGCCGGAAGCCGACAACCAATCGAAGATCGAGATTACCGAAGAGTTAGTTGAGAAATTCTACTCAAAGCCGAAAGAGGCTCTTGAAGACCTTCTCAAATTAGCAACATCGGTAGCCGAAAGAGCGGTTGTGTCCAAGAAGCAAGAGGACGTCAAGAAGAGCGCAGAGCAGGACAGAGCAGATACAGTCTCGTGGGTTCAAAAGAACCGGCCTGACCTGCTTACCGATACTCACGCTGCAATGCTTGACGGAATCGCTGCGGTAACTCCGGGAGCTACCTTCATGGAACGCTACACAAAGGCCATTGAACAGTTCGATCAGACAATGGGCAATGTGGCCGCAAAAACCGAAAAGGAGACGAAGAAGCAAATGGCTGACGTGACCAAAGAAAAACAATCAGCGACTCTGCCTTCTGGATCAGCTGCCGACCACGGCAAAGGCGGGAAGATTTGGAGACGAAGTGAACTTGATCGTCTTATTACCAAAGATCCCGCGTCGTATGCAAGACAACAGAAGTCCATAGCGAAAGCTCTTCAAGAAGGGCGAGTTCGAGAAGACTAAAGGGGAAATTTAAATGGCAAATATTACTATTACAACCGCCGCTGTTTTTGTGCCGGAGGTTTGGCAGGCAGAGGTTAGGGCCTTTTTGAGGTCCAAACTGCGGCTCGGCGGGATCGTCAAAAGCATCAACTTCATCGGGAAAGCCGGGGATATTGTTCACATCCCGGACATCACCGAAATGACCGCCAGCAACAAAGCAGCGTCTACGGACGTTACTTTCCAAGCAACCACGGAGACAGAGTTTACTCTGACGATTGACAAGCACAAAGAGAGTTCCTTCCTGCTTGAAGATCTGGCTAAGATCCAATCGGCTACCGACCTCCGCTCGGAGTATACGAAGTCAGCCGGATACGCGATTGCCAAAGCAATCGACACCGACATTTGGGGCCTCCACACTTCTTTTGCCGCTGCAAAGAAAGTAATCGGCGGAGACGGAGTGACTCAGTGGAGTTCAACTGCTAACACGAACACCGGGAATGGCACTGACCTGACTGACGCCGGTATCAGACGGATGATCGAGACGCTTGACGGTCTTGATGTTCCTGAAGAGGATCGGTATCTCGTCATTCATCCCTCGCAGAAGAACGTGCTGCTTGGGATTGCCCGGTTCACCGAGTACCAGTTCTACGGAACGGCAGATCCTATCCGGTCCGGCATGTTCGGAGAGATCTACGGGGTTAAAGTGCTTGTTACTACTCAGGCCCCTCAGATTCTTGCGACAGACGGGACTACTGCATATAAAGTGAACCTCATGATGCACAAGGATGCGCTTGCGCTGGCGATCCAACTGAACCCTCGTGTTCAGGCGGATTACCTGATCGAGAAGCTTTCTTGGGCGGTGGTTACGGACGCGGTGTACGGAGTCAAGATCTTCCGCACAACTCACGTTCTGGCAGCTGTCACGCCTGCCTAATATGCTAATTAAGATACTCTTGGGGGCTTTCCTGCCCCCAAGGGTTTTCTTGTTTAAGAAAAGGGGAACATGCTCACTTCAATTCTTTTGAACAGGGCGCTCCGTGTTGTTGGCGACACCGGACTAACAACCCAAGCCCTAGAGTGGCTTGAAAATGTGCTGTACGAGCTTGAGTCTGTCGGAAATTGGCGATTTTTGGAGACTAGCGCAACACAAGTGACTTCAAACGCAGTGGACAACTACGCGCTACCAGCCACTTATAGCAAGGGGCTTTTTGTCACCAGCGACGAGCCGAGGGTGTTGATCCAGGTTCCAAAGCACGTGTTCGAGGAAATGAAGCAATCAGCGGAGACCGGCAATCCTAAGTTTTTCGCCATTTGGGACAACAAAGTTTACCTTTACCCTAAGCCGGTGACAGGCGCGTTGCCGACACTGACGCTGTGGTTTTTCGAGAAGATTACTATCCCCACTTCTGGCCAGGACTTCAACACGATCACAGGCATACCTGCCAAGTGGAACAAGTACGCGATGGATGGCGTTATATCGGAAGGGTTTGCTTACACAGACGACACCCGGCAAGACCAGGCCAGGGGGAAGTTTGAGCAGGACATCCTAGTCATGGTGCGGGAGAACGAGGAGTTCTTCAGGTTCAGGGAAGCGCAAGTTGATAGATCGTCAACGCAGGTTAGGCCGGAAGTTCATCAATAGAGGTAAAGAATGGCAATCCCCACAGCACCAACCCTAGACTCGATTGTCATTGAGGCGCTTCGCAAAGCGAACTCGATGGAAAACTATCAGCGAGCGAAGATTGAGTGGATTGAAGAGATTAAACGCGATATTGCCGGTCGCAAGGACTGGAAGTCTTTAGAGGCTACGACCGTCTTAATACCGACCGCGTATAAGCAGTCTGTGGTCCTTCCTACGGATTTTGGTAAGCCAGTTAAGGTATTGTTCCACTCCGGCGAGCGCACCGGGACTTCGCCAACTAGCGCTAACGGCGTTGGGTTTATCCTTTTAGCCGCAGCTGAAACAATCTCTGAGGCAGACGCAAAAGGTAAGCTGGTGTTCGTCTATTCCGGCACCGGGTCTAAGCAGGTGTCCAGGATTGTCGATTACAGCGCGACAACGAAGCTTGCAACCGTGTCTCCTTCGTGGACAACCGCCCCCAATGACGGCACTTCTAAGTACATGATCTCTGATTTTGAGCGGGAGCTTTCCTACACTCCCTGGGAAGATATCGACCTGAATGTAAAGACCGGGAAGCCGGAGTTGTTCGCTATCTACGAAGGCTCGATTTATGCGAACGCAGTGCCAGACGTAAGCACCTACGCGATGGTGGTTGATTACTTAGTGGATATTAGTTTGATCGACGCCACTGGAACGAAAGCCACAGAGCTTCATCGGGAGTGGAGAAACGCGCTGTTATTCGGCATTGAGTTCAGGGCGTATGTGGAAAAGGGCGACGCCCGCCAAGGGTTTGCTTTTCAGCAGTACGAGACAGCCATTGCTAGGATTGCTGGCGAGGATGCGCGTAGTCGGCGCACAAGGCGGTCTGCGGCCTTAAAATCTATCGGCGGTTTACCACTGCGGCGAGGGTAACTATGGGGTTTTCAGGGTCTTCAGTAACGCACTTGCTCCAAAAGGGCGGGTTCAACCACAGCCCAAGCCAGGACTCCATTCTTGAAACCTCTATGGTGGAGGCGTCCCGCAACATCAACCTGCACACTGGCGGGAGAGAGAAGCGCGGAGGGACAGCGAAGGTCTACGGAGCGGCCATTACCGGCACTCCGCGGATTCGTGGAATCCACCACTTTGCCAAGAAGAACGGGACCAGCTTTGTTGTCATTACCACGAATGACGGGAAGATATTTAGCGGCAACGCCACTGTGCTAAAGACCGGGCTGGCTACCGGCGTCAGATCTTCATTTGTGACGTTCAAGGACAAGGTGTACGTCTCCAACAAGTCGAACAAGGTGCAAACCTGGGACGGCGTTGCTGGAGCCACATCAGACCTCGGCACTTACCCGGCTGATTGGGGCACCGGAAGCCCTCTTCAGATTGTTGCACACGGCAAGCAGAACTCTCAGCGGCTATGGGCTATCGGAGTTTCTGGATTTGAAGAGAACGTATACATCAGTGCAAACAACACGGATGACTTCGGGACTACACCGCTCGTTTTCAACATTGCAACTGGAGACCAGAACGGCTTAGTTGGCGGGGTGGACTTTGGGGACCGGCTTATCCTGTTCAGCCGCAACCGGGCCTTCCTTGTCAACGACACGGACGCAAGTTCAGCAAATTGGGGATACTCTGAGGCTCAATGGTACGGCGGGGCCGCCAACCACAACCTGATAATTCAGACGCCAAATGACCTGATTGCAATGGCGGTTGATGGAGACATTTACTCTGTCTCTACCGCCCAGGAGTACGGAGACTATAAAGCCGCTTCCCTAACGCGACCTGCGTTCATCCATGAGTGGATCAAGGAGAATGTAGACCTCTCCGTCATTACGACCGAGTTCCACGGAACTTATGACCCGACGTTGAGAGCCATAAAGATCTTCGTTAAGCGCTTGGGCGTCGCAAACATAGATACCGCCTTGGTGTACTTCATCGACCGGCCAGCGGAAGAGGCGTGGATGATCCACACTAACGCCGATGCAGCTTCCGGGTATGACGCTTCCGCATCTTGTTGGGGGCCGGACACCGCAGGCACCCTCTACTTGTTGACCGGCGATTACGCCGGGAACGTCTGGAAGCTAGAGCAGGCAGTCAAGTCGGATAACGCGGTAGGCTTTAAAAGCATACTCCGAATGCCAGCGTGGTCTTTCGGGAACACAAGAAACCAGAAGCAGTTTCACCGGGGCCACATCATCACCAAAGGGACCGGGACCGTAAACGCCTCTGTTCGTGTTTATGTTGACGGAGAGTACAAGGCTGTTGAGGGTGTTTCCTTTTCCGGCACAGGAGATGTTTTCGGCACAGGGCTTTTTGGGACTGCGACTTACGGCGGCAGGAGCCTGACGCAAGGCTCATTCGAGGCCAGGTTCATCGGTACACGCATCCAGTTTGAGGTGTTTAACAACGTGGCTGGTGAGGACCTGTATGTTGCCGGAGTGATGACTGATTTTAAAGAATTAGGCGTAAAGCCGGGATGGAGCAAATAGGGTGGACTACGTGGAGTTTGACGAGTTCGGTTTGAAGGAGTTGCGCTGTATGAACTGCAAGATTCCGATTGCCGGTAGAACGTACATTACCTTGCCTAGCCGCTCAGAGCCGGGCAAGACCGAGAACGTCTTGGCGATGTCCAGGTACGCCAACCACAAGCAGGTGGGGGTGAATCTCTCTGATGGCACTTATGCCGAACTGCCGGTTTGCTCCGAGTGCGCGCTGAAACCGGCGCTAGACGTGTTGGAGCTATCGAACCAGCTGCTTGCCGGGTGGGAGCTAGAGCTTTTTGCTGCCGGTAAGTCTCGTAGCGACGTGGCGGAGATGAAGTGGGCGAAACGCCGCCTTAAAGTGAAGGGGAAAGGGGCCTAACCAATGCCAGGGACGTATGCAAAAATTAAGACCGTTGTAACTGGGGAGGTGATTACCGCCAGTGACAGAAATGCGGAGCATGATAACCACATTACCTTTCAGACTCCGGCAGGCACGGATGACCAGTCTGCCGATGTTACGGCAATGCGGGCCACGGTTGACCCATATCCCGGAGCGGCAGAGTCTTTGCCCACATCGTTGCAGGGCGAGCTTGAAAGGCTGCGGTACCTCATTGCCCAAATCACCGGCAAGACCTTCTGGTATCAAGATCCAGATGGCGCGCTGAATAACGCCGTCTTCCTCACCGGAAATCAAACGATTGCCGGAATTAAGACGTTCAGCACTCCTATCGCTAAAGCCTCCCTGGTGTCTTCTACTGCTTACGAGGATGAGGCGAACGTGTTCACGGCGGACCAACGCATTCACAAAAGCATTCCAAGCTTACATTTAAGGCCAAGTGCCGATAGTGAACTGCTCGGCATTATTATGCGCACCGCAGCGGATGCCGTCAGTGGTCACTTTCTCTATAGGCCGAATGACTCGACGTTTTATTTTACTGACGCCGCCGGGGCTGTAAAATTCGGCCTCAATATAGCTACAGGGGCAATGACCACAGGCATCGTCCCGCTGGCGCGGATTGACGGGCTTACTGGGTCAATTGTTGCTGATGTCACGTCTATATCTGTAAATAATTCTGGTTTTATTTCATTAACTGTTACTGGTGCTGCATTCGGCGATTTTGTTCTTGTTTCACATAGCTCGGCGCTGTCAGGAGATTTAACAGTGACTGCAAGAGTCATTGGGGCAGATACCGTTGGTATATATTTGCACAACACTGGCTCCGCTGCCGTAGATCCAGTTTCCATGACCTACTACGTCAAAGTCATCAAAAAGGATTTCTGATGGTCGCCGAACTGATCCTCACCTACGCCCTGATCTCCAACGAGCCGATTCTCCTCCGCTCACCAGGCGAGCCGTTCACACGGCACGAGGTTGCGCTGAACATGGAAAAGCACTGGCCGAGCGGCCTCTTCTTCCGGCTTATGCCTTACGTCCAGGGGTCAGACAGAGAAGCTACGGAGCGGGCCGGGGCATTTGCAGAAATTGGAATTAGCGTCGGTGACGTAGATGTTTCCGTGTATCACCACTCAAGCCATAACTTAGACCGGCCAGGTCGGGCGCTTGAGGTGGATGTTGTACGGTTAAAGTGGAAATTAAGTTAGCGGAGGTTTACTTTGGGTCTCTTAAGGAAGTTAGTTAAAAACCCGGTAAGGGGTCTTGCGGCGGTAGCCTCAGGCGGTCAGTCGGAAGTGACGTTGGCTGCACGTGACGTACTTATGAACGCTATCACTCCGAAAGTTCCAGGGGCGGATACCGGCGCTACAGCGACCTCAGACGCGCAGTTGCGTCTTCAGGAAGGCCAGGCCAACCTCCTACAAGAGCTTGTTGAGAGTTCAAAGCAGACCAGGGCGGACGCTGCGGCTCTCTCGGAGGAGGCTAAGAAGGAGGCAGAGGCGGGCAGGAAGCGGGACGCCATCTTCACGCCCTTACTGCTAAAGTCTCTAGGGTACAGCGGGGAGTTTGACGCAGACGGCAACCTATCCGGCATTCGGCAACTAACTGAGGAAGAGTTAGTGAGCCAGATGTCTCCTCTTGAGAAGCAGCAGTACCAGGTTGCTCAAGAACTGTCTTCAAGGCAGTTGAAGGCGTTGAGAGGCGAACTTGAAGTTGACCCCGCGCTGACGAAGGACATTGAGCGGAACAGGGCTATCCTCGAAGAGCAGCTGTCACGGACTCTTGGCCCTAACTGGCAGCAGACAACCGTGGGGCAGCAGGCTTTCCAGGACTTCCAAGAGCGGGCTACCAGGATTACAGACAGCGCTCGCCGTGGGGAAATCTCTCAGGGCGTTTCCTTAATCTCGTCAGCCCTTGACAACACCGGCAAAGTTGCTAGCGCTGGCAGGATTGGCGCGGCAGAGTCGGTTGCTGAGGCTCCGTTCAGTAAAAACCTTGCGCGTAAGACTGCGGCGCTTGCTCCAACCGCGAATGCAGCCGCCGCTTCGTTTCCTCTCTTGAGTGCATTCACACAAGCTCAATCGCCGTTCCAGGGAGACAAGGCAATAGCGGCAAATTTGACAATGCAGCACAACCAGCAGCAATTTGAGGCGAATCAGGCTAGATCAAATTTTGTTAAAGATTTGTTTGGCACAGCGGTTGGCGTTAGCACCAGCATAGCGACAAAAAAATTCGCGTGAGGTTACGATGGGTAATGACGGTTCCTTCATAAATGCTTTCCAGGCTGGCTTTACGCTTGTCAATAGTGTCAGGCAGCAGCGGCTTGAAGAGCGGAAGCTTGAACAAGAGAAGTCGTTTAAGGAGATGGACGAGAAGCGGAAAGGGTTTGAGCTAGAGGTCCAGAAAGCGAACAACATCCTTGACTCCGCGACAACTGTTTTGTCGAATGCGGCTGTTCCGAGGAAGACTAAACTAGGCCTCTACAACCAGGTTGTGAAGCCGTACATGAAGAACTTTGCAGGCGTAGACACGCCTGACCTTCCTGATTGGCCAGACTTCGGGGACGACGTGATGAACAAAGTTGCCGAAATTCGCAAGCTTAAGAATGTCACGCCTGGTGACAAGCTTGCGATGATGTCTGACCTGTTCCTGGAGCACACTTCTGACTTCGATCAGTGGTTGAAGACGCAGCAGACGGCGCTTGATCCAGAGAAGCAGCCTTCGGTTGAGCAGCAGCAGTTTTCTCTCCTCACGGACGAAGAGAAGCGGAAAGCAGCAGTCGAGAAGTTTAAACTCGACCCTGACCGGAAGTTGACGATTAAGCAAGTGCCGTTCGGCAATGACCAGGTTGCCGAAGTAGTTATTGACGAAGACAGCTTTGACCCCAAGACCGGCAAGATCAACTCCTATGTGCTTTCTATCGGCGGCAAGGCCGCCGTTGGATCTGGCACCAAGACTATCCTTGAAAAGGGCCTTCCGGCTGAGACTGGCGGGAAGCTGGCTCTTGTTGTTTCAGCGATGGACCGCACGGATGACACAATCATACCTCTCCTGTTCCCAGGGGGTAAGCTAGACAAGCAGGCCCTTCTTGAGGGCAAAACCGGCACAACTGCCCGTGGCAGGCGGCTGGTTGCGGCTCTCTCTACGCTCAGGTCCGCTATCTTGCGTCCTGAGACCGGAGCGGCAGCGCCTACCCAAGAGCAGAAGGACATTGCAAGCAGGTTGGAGCCTTCGCTGTTCTTTGACAGCACTGAGTCTGCTAGGGCGAACCTTGAGGCGGCGATGAACCAACTAACTGGGTTTGCTGCAATCGTGGACCCGGATCAGCGCTTTAGAAAGACTATACGGGCAGAGCAAAAAGCAAGGAAAGACAAGATCGGCAAAGCGTCAGAAGGCGCAAGCAAAGAAGAGCTTCTCGACAAACTAGCCGAATCACTTGCAGGGGGAAAGTAATGGCTGAATCAGAACCGCTCACTACAGAAGAGATCCTCGAAGCGCTGAGGGAAAGAGGCATGTCCGACGAGGACATCCAAAAGGCCCTTGGAGACCGGCTGAAGAAGAAAGACCCTGGGTTTATTGCCAGGGTCATGGCCGGGATGAAAGACGACGCTCTGGTGTTTGGCGGAGCCACGGTTGGAGCCAAGATTCTTGGCATTCCTGGGGCAGTCCTTGGCGGTGCGGCAGGGGAAGTAGCGACGCAGATAGAGACCGGCGCTGAGCGCCTAGCCGGTGTGCCGGAAGGCAAGACCACGTTCCAGCGCTCAGACGAGCTTCTTTCCGACCCGCTCGCTTCCATCTCCAAGACGATCAGCCAGGGCGCAGGTCAGGGTGCCGGAGAGGGCATGGGGCGAGCCTTTTTTGCTGGCGCGGCGAAAGTAGCCGCTCCGTTTGCTGAGAAGGTTACACCAGCCGTTAAGAGC